AAACAGATCACCGACACTTTCTTCAGGGCGATTCCATTCTTTTCATACCTTCGTGACAAGGCCCTAATCACATTCTCTGGTATGACTTACATGCAGTATCCGTTCCTCTTCAGACCTCTGATCGGCGGGGCCTATGCTCCAGGTCAGGCGTTCAACATTGATAAGGTAGATACGATGTCAGCCCTCCAGTTCCGTGAGAAGTACTACGAAGTAAACGTCACGGAATTCAAGGAGGAAATCCAAGTGCGAAATAGGGGCACCAATGCAGTGTTCTCTCTGCTCGATGCAGACATGAAGACTGCGATGATGACTCTCTCCACTATTATCGCCATCTCGGCCTGGAGGCACGGGCAAGGGCTCGCCGCCGACGACAGATCTCTCGAAGTCAATGGACTGTCCGAGGCCCTCAACGATGGAATCCTCCCCTCGTGGGATGGGAACATCTTCGTCAATTACGGGGCTCAAGCTCGTAACGGAGCAGTGGGAGCGGCCTTGAATAGTTCGCCTTACTGGATGGGTAACTCTAATGGTTCGGCTGGTAAGATTACCTACGAGAAGATGGAGGACATGTACCAGATCGCCTCGCAGGGTAACTTGAGTCCGGACCTCGGAGTAACATCGAAGAGAGGTATGACTCTCATCAAGAATACCCTCCAGGTACAGCAAAGGTTCCAACAGGAGCGTGATCCACGCTATGGGTTCGAGGGCGTACTGCTGAACTCTATGAGGATCACGAAGGATGACTATGCTCCCTCGGCCCTCCCATCGGCGGGAGGCAGCGGTGGAAGTGATTCGATCCTGGGTAACTGGACTACGGGCACCATCGCTTATGTCGATCCGGGCGCTTCGACCAGAGGCACCTTCCCTGTCGGTAACCAAACTCTGACCGTGGCGGAAGTCCTGTTTATGCTTAACACGGACACCTGGATTCTTCGCATCTCGGACGATGAGGAGTTCCAGTTCGGGTGGACGGGCTTTAAGCCGGGTCAGGATAACACTCGCGTATCAGGTCAATCGCTGGCGGCTATCAACCTTGAGAATCCGGCTGCGAATCGTCTGAACATCCACGGCTTTGGTTTCAATAGCTAATCGAAAGATTGGGGGTGGCAGCAGCTTCGGCTCTCGCAACCGTATCACTGCGGGGCCACCCCTTTAGCTACTTTTATACGGAAGGACATTCAAATGTATCGTAGATCTACTAACAACCCTTGGGTTAGTCCAGATGGGTTTCTTAACTCAGGTTACTTTGCGCAGATTGGCGGTGAGGATTCTGCTCCAGTACTTACTGCTCCGGGTGGGGGTAGGTTTGGTGGGATGCTGGGAGCCACTGTCGTTCACAGCTTCGAGTCGGCTCTGAAGGCGTCGAAGACCACCATTGGCACCCTCCATCAGGGAGTCTATCAGTTGGTCAAATTCGCTGCCTCACTGACCGGCACAGGTGGCAATATCCAGCGCGGCGAGATCGTGTTCTGGGATGTTTTGGCTAACAATGGTCTCAACACCTTTACCGTGACTAATACCCCATCCGCCACCACCTGCTTTAGGGCGGGAGTGGTTCTCAATGCTAATCAGGTTGTGGCCAATGCTCAAGGCAAGTTTGGGTGGATTCAGGTCGGGGGTCTAGCCAGTATGAGGTATGGAACTGTTACTTCGGCTGTTATTGGTAACGTTGTGGTTCAACCACTGACTGTTAATGAGGTTGACGCTATCGCCGATGCTGGTACTACTTTCGCTACTAACACTGGGGCCAAGGCTTTTGTAGGAATTGCCTATGAAACTCCTGCCTCAGATCAGGTCCTTAGAGTTCTGATGAATCCTTTTGGGTTTTATCCGAACGTTGGGAGGGGCTAATGGCTACTGTAGCAGATTCATTACAGGGCTTTAGAAATAGTTCAGATATAAATGGACTATTTTCTGGAGTTACTGATTTATACGATCCGGCAGATCATAGTAATGGCTTTTTAGTTCCAGTAATGGTGTCATTCGAGACCAAGACTGTTACTTCAGTTACGGCCACTGCTATTGTTAGTGTGGGGACAGACTCTCCAAACTACGATGATCTAATCCCGTGTCATAAGATAAGTCTGATAGCTGGTAGGGTGGATAACATGGTAATACCTATCTCCAAGAAAACTACCAGCAAGGTTAGGCTTAATGTATTTTCTGCTGGCAGTGGAACTACTTTAAGCTTCGTGGCTCGGGTAATAGGGCCATTTAATACATAGGAGAACCAATGGCTCTTAGTTTTACATTCGTAAAGGGGTCTGAGTGGGAAGCCGGAAGACTGAGAGGTCGCACCTATGACGTCCAGTTCGACGCCGCATACGTGGCTGGTGGTGAGCCTATGACTCCAGATGACGTAGGACTTATCAACATCATCGGAGCCCACTTCCTCGGAGTCAGGCTGGCTGCCGGAGGTAGCGTTACTTCCACAGACATTCCCGTCTTCAATACCAACAACGGCTTCCTGCAACTGTTCGAGACAGGTGGAGCCATCAATGCTCCACTGGCCGAGGCCGGGGTCGAAGATGTATCGGCCAACTTGTATCGAATCATGTTTCTGGGCCAGGGTTAATGGATGTCCAATTTCCTGATCTACTCCAGCAGGCTTCGACAGTGGGTCACTTCTCTGGGTCCTACTCAGTCGGAAGACTTCATCAACGACGCCTGGAGGGACATCAGGGAGGCCAATGATCAATGGTCCTTCCTGTTGGCTCAGGAGTATTGGCTCGCCCCAGCATCAGTAACATTAACGGCTCTGGGAGTAACACAGTTCAGCGAAACAGTGACATTGAGCTTCTCTGCGTTACTCTCAGTAGCTAACTTGAGTAATCCACCAATAACACAACGACAGCTTAAGATAGGTACTTACATCTATGAGATAGCCTCGACGAACGCCCTCCAGACCTCCGATGGGGCGATCACCAGCGGGACGACTCTTCTCACCTGTGCAACATCAGCCCCCTTCAGTCCGGACCATGTTGGGAGGTTGATAGTGGTGGCCGGTGCAGGGACTGCCGGGAGCAACTTACAAACTACTATCGCCTCCGTCGTGGGGCCGACGCAGGTCAACACGACTGCTGCTGCGGGGACTACGGTGTCGAACGCGACTGTTACCTGGGGGAGTACGATCACGCTGGCGAGGGTGTACACTGAGAGTACCAACTCCAATGCGACCGCCCTCCTTTACCGGATCTACTACTCGCCCCTGACGACCGACTTCCACCGTTTAGATCACTTGACGGACACGGTCAGCGGGTTCGAGTTCGGATACGAGGTCTGGCCCATCGACGACTTGAATCAGATGGACGCTCAAAGGTCTTCCACGACGGAGCCCTATGAGTTGTTCCTCCACCACTTCAATCCTACGACGGGTCTGCCTGTGTACGAGATGTGGCCGGGTCCGACTGTACAGCGAGCTTACATAGCCACTTTCTGGAGGCTGGGCACTCCATTCGTCAATGACACGGATGCCCTCCCGCCCCAGATACCAGAGGAGCTATTGATGTTGAGGGCGAGGATATTGGCTTATGAGTGGGCTGAAGTTAATGACGACGATCCGAGACGACGCCAGAGTTTTCGTGATGCGAAGACTTACGCGAAATCGAAGTACTCAACCGAGGGCCAGCCTGGGAGACCATTGGGACTCCTCGATCAGGTGATGAGACGGGATGAGAATGTCGCCCTGATCCAGGGGAGACTGAGACCACGCCGGTCCGGTCCTGGTTGGCCGGTGGATAGTAACTTTTTGCAACGACATGCATTTCCATGGTAACATAGGAGTAACATAATGCCGCATCCAAAACCTAAACCGAAACCAAAACCAGGGCCTAGAAAGCCCAAACCGAGATACTAAAAGGAGTAACAACATGCCTGAAGGAAAAGAATACGCATACGGAACTGGTGGACCGGGCCTGGGAAACATGCATGGTCAGATAGGATCTCCACAAGACCCCTGCCCTTACAGCATTGAACCGGGTGGGGGCGGTGGTCAGAAAGGTGGAGAGCCTAATGGCCCATTCGGACAATACAACCAATCACCGAGCCCTCTCCCCATCACGACCAGGGACAGCCTTGCAGGTGCGCCCCAACAGGGATTCGGCAACCTGGGTGGGTCTCAAGGGAGGATCTCCACGCCCATGGATACGGCTCCGACTATCCCTGGTGTGTCAGGTCAGTCGAGTGGATCTGGTCCGACGGGTGATGGAAAGATCTCCACTCCTATGACTACGCCATGGGGCAAGCAGTCAGTAGGGTAAGTTACTTTTGAGTAACTAAGGAGTAACATGGCTCGCGGGTACGTACAGGGATTCGTCGAACAAGGGGGCAACACTGTCACTACTGATGGGAGGACTTCGACTACTTTAACGCAGCGAAGCTTCCCATCGGCCAGTGTACGTGTGTTCAACGCAGGCACGGCAGTAGACGCCTCGATCTTCTCCGATTCTGGCGGCACTCCGAAGGCCAACCCATTCGTGGCTGGTACGGATGGTCAGTGGAACTTCTGGGCGAATCCTGGTTCCTACGACGTTCAGTTCAGTGGAGCTGGGATACCCACTCCCTACACCCTGTTCAATTTCTTCGTATCCGACACAGCCATCACAGCCCCACTCCCGGACCCGGGTGCGAACGGAGTGTTGGTAAGGACTGCCCTCCAGACCTTGTTCGCCCGCACCATCACTGGGACTGCGAATGAGATTACTGTCATTAACGGCAGTGGGGTGGCGGGTAACCCAACCATCTCACTACCATCAGCGCTGACCTTCACTGGGAAGACCATAACTGGTGGGACCTATTCAGGGCCTATAATCAGCTTCGGAACCCACACCTCAGTAACATCATTCAGCATTAGATCGTCTGGAGCAGGCTTCGACACTGCCATAGCTGTTACTGAAGTGCTGACCGCCAACAGGACCCTGACGCTGACGCTGAACGACGCCAATAGGACTGTCAGTCTCGGCGGGAACCTAACTACGGCCAACGCGTTTGTTACTTCAGGTAACTTCTCGCTGACCTTGACTACGACGGCTGGTACGAACGTTACTCTCCCAACAACTGGCACTCTTGCAACTTTGGCCGGGACCGAGACCTTCACCAACAAGACTCTGACTAGTCCGAGGATAGGCGTTGCGCTGCTCGATACCAATGGCAATGAAGTAATCGAGACGCCTGCCACTAGCTCGGCTGTCAACCAGTTGAGGGTAACCAACTCCGCGACCGGCAACCCCGTCTCCGTGAGCACTCAGGGGGATGACGCCAATGTCCCCTTGACGCTGGCCACTAAGGGCACGGGCAATTTCGTCGTCCAGACGAATGGCATCAGTCGCCTGACGATCGCGGGGGCTGATGCCAACGCGTATTTCGGCGATGGTGTAACAAGCGCAACACCAGACAACTATGTCATCAACGCCACTGGTGGGAGCGGGACGAACATAGCAGGCGCGCACCTCGATCTCGCCGCAGGTAAGGGAACTGGCAATGCTGAGCCGGGTCAGGTCGCCGTTAGGTATCCTAGAAGGACCGCCAGTGGTACTACGCTTCAGGTTTTAAGTACAGAGAGATTTCCTGTCACAACTGGCATTTACACGAATGTCGTAAGTGGTACTCCGATAGCCAATACTACCACTGAGACTTCTATCTTCATTGGGACTTCAGCAGGCCCTGGATCTACGCTCACTATAGAATCTGGGACTACATCTCCAGGATCTCTGTATGTGATTTATTCTGATCATGCATATTCTACGACTGGCACGCCGACCTTACGTATTAAGATAAAACTCGGTTCTACCATCGTAGCTGATACTGGCGCCTTTAACGCCACTACAGGTACTACGAATGGAAGAGCTTGGATAACAGCCTACGTGTTTGTTGACACGGTCGGCGCTACGGCAACTGTAAGAGTGGAGCCAATGTGTTATTTGCTTCCTACAGTTGCAGGATCAGCAACACCACTCTTCTTTGGCGCTGGTATTTCTCCCCCGGCTGTGGATCTGACAGCGAATCAAACTATAGACATCACTGTTCAATGGGGAACTGCTTCTGCCTCGAACGCCTGGGCGATGTTGCATACTAGCGTGGAAAGGATCAGATAATTAAACCTCCCCCAGGAGGAGTAGCGATGAGGTTAATCGAAATGATGGAGGAACATAGGGACACAGCCGGATGGGGACTGTTGGGGACTGTAACGGCCCTCTTCATGTACTCGGACGTGTTAGAGCAGGTGGCTACTGCCGCCCTGGTGGCCGGAGCTGGATGGATGGGTTCCTATATACTCAAGAAATTAGTTACGTATTTAGAAGGTTTGATAACTAACTGGTGGAAAAATAGGAAGATGAAAAGTAACAACCAGTAACATAGGAGAAGTATGAAAGGCTTTAAGCTAGTAACATCTTTGGTTTTATTTCTACTCGCTACAATAAGCGCAGTAGCTCAGGATACGTTTAGACCCTCAGTTCATTACCTGGACAGCCGGGTTCCTCTGACTAAGAGGGAAGTCGACGAGGAGGCCGTCAAGGGGTTCTCCGCTTCGGCTGACGTTAAGCTGTTCAAGTTCGGGAAGCTCCGTGGCAGCGCGGCCTATGAGTTCGAGCGTCGATATAATGTGGAAGTTTATCCCTTCTACTTTGATGGAATGAATGTCGTCGACCTCTATCGTAACGTCAACACCCATTATGTTGGAGCTCAGTTGGGTTATGCCATAGGCTATAGGGTCGAGCCCTTCATCGGCTACTTCGTGGGGACCAATAAGATCCATGAGGATGCCGACAGACAGGTGGTCAGCAAGACCCGAATTGGGGCGAATTTTACATTCACCGAGAAATCTCCCCTCTTCGCTAAGGTTGCAATCGACTTCAACAAGTCTTATGGGTCGCCCAATAAGATGCCCCTTCCGCTACCCGCTGGAGGTTTTGTCAGTCCCAACTCCAGACAGGTGGTCTTGGGATTAGGATTCCGTTTCTAAAGGAGAAAATATGGAAGAGAAGAAACCCTTTTATAAGTCGGTAACTTTCTGGTCGACCATCCTTGCGGCGGCTGGCCTGATAGTACCCAAGTACTCCACGGTCATAAATGAGACGGCGGGTACTGCTGCTCAAATCATTGGACTGGTGGGAGTACTTATTGGAAGATTCCGGCCTGGAATCAAGGAACTAACTTTGCTTAAAAGTAAGTAACATGGGAGTAACAAGTGCCCTACAACCACACCACCTTCGCACAGGCCAAGCAGCGTCTCGCCAATGATCTCGGCGACCCAGGGAAGGTGTTCTTCACAGATACCGAACTGGGACGCTACATCATCGAGGCGCTCAGGTGGTGGGGGTTGACGGCAATGTACTTCAGGGAGACTGGCCGGATCACTACGGTGGCTGGTCAGTCTTTCTACTATCTGGAGAACTCGCTCCAAGACGGGGGCGGGAACTTTCTCCAGAGCCTCACTGTCACAGATCGTGAACTCATCAATGACATCAACTATGCTTTGATGGAGCCACAGATCGTGTCCTGGCCGGGCGGGTGGATAGGGACGGAGATGTTTAACCTAGACGATCTCACCACCGCCCTGGCCGACAGCCGGGACGAATTCCTCAAGCTGACCGCCTGCATAGCCTCAGGCTACGACCTCGTCACCACCCAGTCCAGGGTAACACTCCCCTCCGACCATGTCAGGGTGCTGAGGGCGGACATCAACGAGATCACATCGACTGGCCCCCTCCCGATGTGGGTGGACGACCAAGTGCAGATCTACACCACGTTTAGAGAGGCTTCGTTCCCCGCCAACAAACGCCCGAGGGCCTATGCTATCAGCTATTCGCCCCAACTAACTCTCGATCTGTGGCCCCCTCCCCAGGTTAGTTCTACCTTGAATATTCAAGGGATCAGGTCGGGAGTAACATTAAGTCCCACGTCTGCTGCTACAATTCTGTTAGTCCCCGATGATGCTTCGTTACTTTTGAAGTACAGGACGTTACTAGACTTGTTCTCAGGAGACGGCCTCACCAGATGTCCTATGATGGCAGCGTACTGTGAGAGGCGTTACTCGGATGGGCTGGAGGCGATGTCAAATTATCTTTCCGTTCTATGGCAGAACGACGGGGGTCCGAGGGGCCAGATCACGACTGTTGCCCAATGGGACCATTCGAGGCCGATGTGGAGACAAGGGACGCCAGGTGAGCCGAGGGGGGTGGCTCAACTCAACTGGAACACTGTGGCCGTGATGCCCGTCCCCAACGATAAGTACACGATCACGTTCGAGACTATAAGAAAGGCCCTCCTACCTGCCATTGATGCTGACTTTATCCAGGTGGGGAGGGAGCACATCCAGCCAATCTACGATTACGCTCAACACGTGGCCCTGGTCAAGTCCCAAGGCCAGGAGTTCCAGACCTCGATGGGGATGTATGAGTCGGCGCTTGAAATGGCGAACGAGTATCGACAGCAGACCGCGTCCCAGAGCTACCTCTATCAAGCCACCCAGTTACCCTCGTTGCAGGAGCGGTGGTTCAGGCCGCTGCGTAAACAAGGTCCAGTTGAGACGGCTAAGTCTGATAGGCAGTTAGTGGAGGTGTAATGGCAGAATATAATCGAAAGCCTCAATTGATGTTCAAAAGGGGGATGAATGTCACAGTTCCAGGAGATAGGCTCGCCCAGGAGCACTTCCAGTACGCCCGCAATGTGAGATCTTACAAGTTGGGCGAGTGGAGGCAGCGTCCTGGGATGTCACTATTGTACCCCTCCCTGGGAATTCCCATCTACCAGATAAGTAGGATAAACAACGATATTGATGGTACTTTCAGGAGAGTGGTGGGGGCCAACAATGGCGGGACTGGAGAGATCCATGTGGATAACGCCCTTCATACTGCTCTGAATCTTGTGGATAGCGGATACTCTCCGACTCAGTTTTCGACTGTCATATCCAGGCCCGACAGATCTCCACTGCCATATATGTTTGTGGGTAGCGCGGCGAGAAACTCCAAAATCTCTCCGACCGGCTCTAGGAGTGAATGGGGAATAGCTGCTCCTGTAGCGGCTCCCATAGTAGAACCTCAGGGAGTAAACTATAGATCTCTTAATAGTATTGCCGACCTTAGCTCGACTGCGGGATGGACTATATCGACAGGGTCAGTGTCGGCTCCGGGAGCCGTGTTATCAATTGCAAACTTCTCTGCCTTTTTGTATGACTCTGGATCGACTGGGATGGCGTGCTACATGACTTTGCTAGTCGCCCCCATACCTATACTTCCAGAAGCTGGAGTCGTCATTAAATTAACACATGCCTCTGCCGGTACAGAGACTGCTATGGTCCAAGAGTACCATCAAGCTGTTGCTCCTGAAATCGGTACTTCGGGAGCCAGCATCGCCTCAATAGTATATGACTCTGGATCGACCGGGTTGTGCACCATGACCCTCATCGGAGTTAACTCTGGTATTGAGAGAAATTCTGTCCTTCGCCTCAATCACGGGGGAGGAACTGCTGAGTTCGTAAGAATTCTTTCTGTTACTAGTTCTCTTGAGGGAAACATGTCCGTCAGGTGCTCGACGGTCAATACGCATGGCTCAAGTGAAATCGTAAATGGGATACAATCGAATCGAATATTTACGAATTTGGCGCACAGCTCGACCACCAGTGTCGATCAATTCAGCTTCTCAGCAGCTTACAGCGCCGTGTCTGGAGATGTTGTAACTCTCTCCCGAAGTGGCATTAGTGTTAATTGTACACAGGCTCCGATCTCCTCGGGGGGGTCTCCTACAACTAGGCCCCTTAAATCAGACGATATTCTAAATGTCTCCATACAGGCGCTATTCGACACGATAGAAGAGATCCAGATACAGTTCGACGTAGCTGCAACAGGATTTACTCCGGACTATTACTACATATCCATAAGGCAGCCTGATCTTATTGGAGCGACTAACCTATCAACTAGTTCCATTGCGGCCCAGCAGTTAGGGTTCAGTCGCAAGAATCTTGATGAGAGTATAGAGAGTAGTGCGTCTACAACCTCTTCTCCTCCACCTGTTGGAGACTTGGGAGATCTGCCGGATAGTGATTTTGATAATCAGTATTTCGGCCTTCCAGTTCCAGGAGATGTTACTCAGAAAGGAAACCCTATCACGGTCACTGCTAACGTGAATCAGGGTCGGGCTATTATAAAAGTGCCGATGAGTTCACTGGTACGTGTCGGAACCGGAGTAGGGTCTCTCCGTGACGTGTCCGCCATAAGAATTAAAGTTAAATACAATAACACCTCAACTTCAGGTTTTGCCTTATATGCTTTCAACATAAGTGGTTCATACGAACCCAACACTTTCGAGGCTCCTAACTACTCTTATGTCTATAGAGGACGTAATACTCTGACCGGGGCAAGGTCGAATCCTTCTCCTGCCATAAGATCACCGATTGAATCTGTTAGGAGAAGGACTCTTGTTACTATCCCGGCTCATCCAGATCCTCAGGTGGATGTCATTGACGTATTTCGCACCGGGGGAACTCTGACTAACTACTATCTAGTCGGGACTCTGACTAATGGAGCTACTACTCTGGAGGATAGAACCCCTGATTCAGTGGCTATTAGGAATCCTCAGCTTGAGGTAGACAGGTTCAAGCCGTGGGTTACTTCCGACGTTCCCAAATCGGGACTGTGTAACGTAACTGGGACCAGTGTTACTTATGTTAGTGGAGATGCGTTTAACACAGGGTGGGTGAAAGGTACTCAGATAATAATAAGTGATAGAGTTTATACCTTATATACTAACCCATCGTCCACCACCCGATTGGAGCTTAACGAGTCAGCCGGGGTTGGGACTAATCTGGCGTTCCAGATCCCCGAACCCGTTCTCGATGGAAGGACATACCCTGCTGTCTTCGGCCCATTCTCGGGGGCCTCTGGGGAGTTCGTGTTCGCCGTCGGGGACCCACGCAACCCGGGCTTCCTGTACTGGACTAATGGGAATGACATCGAGTCCACATCAGATCTGAACTTCGTCGAACTATGCCCGCCCTCAGAGGAGTTGATGAATGGAGTGGTGCTGGATGGAATTGCGTATTGCTTTTCTGACAAGAGGGCCTGGAGGATTCTTCCCTCGTTCCAGGGAGGCCAGTCTGGTGGGGGGTCAGACTTCTACCCGCAAGAGACGGCGATAGGAAAGGGGCTGGTAGGGAGGTCGGCGATCTGCGTGGGGGACGCGATCTACTTCGTCTCGTTCGATGGGATCTATAGGACTAGGGGAGATGCGATTGAGAGTCTAACGAGTGATTCTCTGACCCCGCTGTTTGACAAGGATGGAACATTCATCACCGACTTCACAGTCCCAGTGTCGCCAATAGATTTTGGGTCGCCTGACGACATATCCCTATCTTACTCATTCGACGGGTTATACTTCACTTATAAGGGTAGAGACACTAACTACTACACCTTCTATTTGTCGTTCATGACCGGGGGGTGGGTGTTGGATTCGATAGGGACGGGCCAGATCCTCAGGTCATCCAGGGAGCTCAGGACCCAGGACGCGGATAATGTGATTGTGGGGACCACTGGCGGGAAAGTGATGATTCGATCCAACTCAGTGTTCCGTGACGATGCCGACGCTATTTCCTGTGAGATCTGGGACAGGGAGGAGATCTGGGGCGATCCCAGGTCGACGAAGCAGGTCGGGGATACGATGATCGACATTGACCCCGCCAATGCTACTATCGGAGTAACACTGAGGTATGAGAATAATACCTCGAATGATGTATTAAGTAACATAACAGGTAATGGAAGGGATCAATATGTCAGAGATGTTAATTCTGGATCTGGACGAATTGTACGAGGAGTTGCCCTCGATCTTACATGGTCGGATGGCACAAGTGGGACGCCTAGAGTCTACGCATGGGAGCCAGCCGCTCTGGTTAAGCCTGAAGAGTCCGTCAACCGAGCCACCGACTGGGACAACGGAGGATACACAGGAACCAAGTGGCTCCAGGGATTTAGACTCAGAGGAGACACCATTGGACTGGCCAAGTCTTTCCAGGTTGAGGTTGATGGGGGGATATTAGTAGAGTCCTTCAACTTCACTGCTAATGGGGAGCAGGTCATCACATTCTGGCTAACCAACCCCGTCGTAGCTCATGAGTTCAGGATCAGAGGGACCGACTCGGACCTCTGGCGGAATATGGGAGTAGAGTGGATATTTGAGCCGGAGCCCGAGCGGGCTGCCGTATGGGAAACCCAGGTTACATCTCTCGACCTGCCATTCTACTCCCATATAAGAGAGTTGATGGTGGCTCACCAGAGCACGACCGACATCACGATGATTATCACCATAGACGGCGTGAATTACTCCTACCAGATCCCCCATGGGAATGGAAACAGGGTTAGGAGTTATCTACCAGCTCAGGCCATCAAGGGTAAGTATCATAAATTCCGCTTCGAGTCCTCTCAGCCGTTTGGGCTATGGCTGGAGGATATGGAAGTGAGAGCCGGGGCCTGGGGGAGGATGGAATCTTATATGACTCAAAAACCCTTCGGAGATATAAGTCGCCAGAATGGGGGCGCTAGAATATAATAATGAAGAGGAGATTTTTATGTACACGGCTACAGTAACAGTTGGAGCGAATGCTACAGGTCTTAGGACCCTAGTCAACACGGCTAGTGCTGGAGAGATTCCAGCCACCTTTAATGGCAGAGCCTTTCAGGTGATCCTGCTAACGACAGTAGGCACTGTCGTTCTATCTAGTAAAGGAGATACTTCCCCTCCAGCTCCACCACCTGCGGGCAATGGAGTTACTCTTATTGCCAACGTTCCAGTCGATTTTCAGGCTCCCACAGGGAACCAGATCTCCATAGACGAAATATTTCTAAGTGGAGTTGGGACGGTTGGGGTTATGATTTTAGTGTTATAAGAGGAGATATTTATGCCGCCGAAATCAGAAAAGCAACGTAGATGGGCTTACGCAGTCGAGGCGGGGGATGTTCCTGGTGTGGCCCCCTCAGTAGGTAGGAAGGTCCTAGGTAGGGGTGAAAGACCTAAGAAACCCACAGGGCCAAAGAAGGCTCGTAAGAAAAAGTAAATGGCTAATGAGCTTCCCAATCAGTATGCTCTTCCCGCCGACCACAATAGCCGTCGAGTGATGCAGGATCTGTTTGACAGGGTCAACTTCCTGACGCAAGAGGTGGAAAGGTTGAGGGAGAGGGACCTGATGGTTCTTCCTTCGGAAGCGGCTAGAAGACAGAACCTCGTTGAGGGAATAATAAATATTCCCTACAGAGACGCCGGTGGGCAGGATGGGTCTATAAGAGTCAGTAAAGACGGAGTTATATCTAGCTATGTAAATCCATCTGAGGGTCTGTTTCCTTATATGGACTTACGTGTCGTTGGAAATGTAACAACTGGATTAGATTCTCTCCATAGCTATACTTTGAGGGCAGGTACACTAGCCAAGGATGGAGATTATATTCGAGGGAGTTATTCTGGGCTTCTTGCTGGCACTGCTAATAGTAAGAGAATCCGCATACTTGTTGATGGACAAGTTCTTGAGGATTTCGGACTTTTTGCTTTCAGCACTGCGGCTACATGGAAAGTACTCTGGGAATATGCCCGAGTCTCGCCTACGATAATTCGTGCGAGTTCCATTGGCATGTACGGGGAACCTTTAGTAATGGACGAGGGTGTTGTGTCTGGTACTCCAGACATTATTTTTGTGGCTAGAAATACTGGGTTAACATCCGTGTCGAACTTAAACACTACCGATATAGTGTTACTAGTGCAGGCGGAAGCTACGGCGACTGATGACGTGCAGCAGACTGGTACAGTCATTGAATACTTCAGACCTAGGACGGTGAAACTTGTCTGATAACATGATTATCAAGATGTTAGCTCCCGAACATTACTATCTCTTAGAGGAGTTCTGTAAGGAGGAGGGGATCGAAGCCCCATCACCAGATTTCAGTTGGGTCGAGGCGGCGATAGACATGGACGCCGGGAAGATAGTGGGAATAGTAGTGACGCAGATGTTGATCCATACCGAGCCCATTTGGATAAAGAAGGAGTACCAGGGGAAAGGGTTGAAGGAGAGGCTCATGGACGAAATGGAGTTGAGGATCGACGAGGCTTCCGCGCTCAAGGGAGCTCCCATCCACGTCTACGCCGAGCCCACCAATCCGGCGTCCGAAAAGATATGCAGGCAGAGAGGATTCACGCAGAGTGAGAGGAAGTTCTGGACTAAGGTCTATGGGGGAGAGAGATTTATCGAGTTACTTAAAAGTAACATAGAGTAACAAAGGAGTAGCATATGGCAGCAGCAATTCCGGCGGCGATAGGAGTGGGTAGTAGCATATTCGGGAATATCTCAGGCAAGGGCGCGGCGAAGGAACAGCGCAAACTCGCTCAGCAATTCCTAGAGATGAATAAGCCTTTCCTCCAGAATCAACTGAACTTAAGTAACATGTCCCTGGATGCTCTGTCCAGGAACCTCAATCCCCTGCTGGCGTCTTACCTCACCGGGGCGGAAGGGGCTGAAGGTTTGGGAGACATGTTGACCGGCCAATATGGATCTCTATTGGGTGACGCCACCGGGTATGCGGATGCGGCGGCGAGGGGACTGACTGACGTTCAGAATTTCGTCCGTCCGTTCATGACCAGTGGGAGGAGGGCCATTGACGAGTTCCTTCCGACTGCCCGAAGGACGTTTGAGAATATAGCTCCTGAGGTGGGAAACATAAATCAGGGCCAGCAGTCCGCCCAGGACTACGTAGCTAAATTCGCCCCGAGGGGTGGAGGAAGAATTTCGACGATGGCGAAAGGCGATCTCGACAGGCAGAGGCAGATCAACGACACCTTCTTCCAGTCGAGATTGGCCACTCAGGGTCAGGGACTTCAGGCCGCGTTCCAGGGGGCTCAAGGATTGACCAGCGCATCCAACTCCCTCCGTGACCTCTTCCAGGCGAGGAGTGGGGTAGCCCAGAACGCGGTAGGTCTGGGACTAAATGCTAAGAATCTTGGATTGAATAACAGGCAGGGGTTAGCCGGATTACTTCAGGCTTTGGCAGGGGCTAGCAATCAGGCTGGGTCTGCTCTGCCTGGACTGTATAACGCCCAAGCCAATCGCGCATACGGAGTGGACGCCAATCAGAGACAGGGGTCGGGGCTGGGGGGTTTTCTGGTAGACCTATTCAGTAACAAGAAGGTACAGGGTGGTGTGGACGACCTGTTCGGGAAGATAGGAGGAGTCTTCTCGGGTGGAAGAAATCCTTCGCCCATATACGGAGCGGGCAGTAATTGGCCCATGTAAGGAGTAACTATGCCAACTGATCTAGCGTCGGAAATATTCGGACGGTTAAGACAGCTCAACGATGAGCAGAGGGCCAAGGACTTTGAGCAACAGAACCAATTGGTGAAGCTCTATTCTGGCTTCGCGGACCAAGTAGAACCAGACAGCATGGGGGCCTACTTACAGGGGTTCGAGAAGTTGATGTTCCCCTCGAACATGACTCCCAAGGGATTCGACAAGAAGGGCTTCATGAATGCAGTCCGCGCTTTCTCCGGGATGCCTAGTGAGGACTTCGGGACGAGGTTGGGGACTGAGTTCAGAAATCTAACCTCGAAGTTCATGGGTCCTCAAAGGGCGCAGAGGGCGAGGTTCGGGTTGGCTCAGGCGCTGACTCCGAGGAACGAGTTTGAGAGAGTCGGCAACCAGGCCGCAAGAGAAGACATCAAGAGACTGCCTGAGTCCATCGTACTGAGAGATCCCCAACAGGAGGCAATTGAGAAGCTCAAAACTCAGTACGGCATCCAGTACCAGAATAAGATGAATGAGATCGCGGTACGGGAAGAGAATCTTCGTGAGCGCCAGGAAAAAGCCAGGGGCGAGAAACATCTCTTCGACTTCGAGAGGGACCAGTGGAGATCCACCATGAAGGCCACCGGAGACATCAGGGAAGAGGCGTTTAAGGTGGCCGGGTTGGGTGGGAGAAGGTATCCGACGGATGACGATTATGATCAGGCCGTTACTAACATAGCCAGGAGAGACAACCTTAATGAGGACGTCCTGAGGGCGAGGGCCGGGTACTTGAGGTCGAGGGGCAAAGAGGCTGAGAGAAATCTGGTGACTGGTAAACCCTCTGACGTGCGGGCTGAAAGACAATTCTCCCAGAACCAATACGAGAAAGTGAGGGGGATCTATGACAAGTGGTTTCAGGCCAGGGAAAAAGCTAAAAGCAAGATCCCACTTATAAAAGCTGCCGAGAGTTCCCTGGGTGGAATGGTTTCGGCTATTGGGGGCAAGTTCGATCCTCAAACCAGATCCTTCGTTATGCCAGAGGACCTTCAACCCAGTCGAAGGGCGAGCGCTGCGCTACAGGATTACCTGAAGATATTGGACGAGGAGGCTGCCCTCAAGGCTGAAATGTTGAGCTCATACCAGCAACTTAAAGGAATGCCTGAGTACGTAGGGAAGATCGGTCAATCGGAATGGGAGGACATAGACATCCTTCCTGGCATAGCCCCATCGGCTGGCATAAGGCGACAGGGACCCCAGAAACCTACTGGTCCCCAAACACGGATGGGGAAGGGCCTTATCAGCATCCCCTACACCGCGATCCCCGGCTACCAGTTCGACCAGATAGGGAAACGGGTAGTAACATGGAAGGGAAATAGTTATTTAATTATAGGTGAGAATCCAGATGGGTCACTAATAGGTAAGCTACAAAAGTAACACAGGAGTAACTCAGATGTTTGAGGACTACCCCATTGTAGACATATCCGACGTGGAGGGAGTGGAAGAGACTACTCCTAAGAAGAAAAAGCCTCAGGTCCCTCAGAAGCCCAAGGCCCCGGACATCTTCGTCGAGATGGGGAAGGACCTATTCAAGAAAAGGGAGAGGGACGTCGAGAATAAGAGGAAGGTGAAGCAGGCGCAGAGGAAGGAACTTGAGCTTCCTCCTAGTTTTGAGATCCCCTCCTACGATCCATTCAAGGGTCAATTTGGTCAACCACCTCCCCCCGTCCTTGATCCCAATTATAGGACCCTCAAGGCTATAGAGGGAGGTCTTCAGCGTGAAGCCGAGGAGAAAGCCTTCCAGAAAACGCTGGATGAGCGTATTAAGGATAAGGCAAAGCAGAAGGCCACCGCTCCCTCCTATCCGAAGCAGCTCATCAGTAGGTTCGGCAGGGGATATGCGCAGAGTGGAGAGAGCATGCTTAAGGGCATATCTCTTCTGAATCCGGACGCTGCGACTGACCCGACTACGAAGTTCCTCTATCAAACTCCAGAGGAAGTGAGACAGAGATACCAGAGTCTCTTCCCTGTTAATGAGTACGATGAGAGTCTTGCAGCCAAGGTAGTCGAGGGGTTGGGGTCGTCTGTTCCTTTCATAGTCGGAGGGATTGCAGCCGGACCTGCCTCTCCATATGTCACTGCCATTTTGGGAGCCGCCTCCAACGCTGGGTCTACTTATGATGATGCCAGAGCTAATGGGGCCGATGACACCACTGCCAGATATGCTGCCATTGTGGGCGCAGTGATTGGACTGACTGAGGCGGCTGGGATCGGGAGGCTCGGGGCGAAGGGGATGAGACGTCTGCCATTCCAGATGAGTCCCTTTGCCAAGGCCGGTCAGTACTTTTTGGAGACCGGCGGGGAAGGGGTCGAAGAGTGGGTCCAGGAATCAGTTTCGCGGGTTCTCAATAATGTCAATGCGAAATGGGTGAGTGGGTACGACATAAACAGGGCCATCCATGAGAGTGTTGTGGAAGATGGGATCACGGGATTTCTGACCGGGATGCTGGCGGGAGGTGGGGCTGGGCTGGCTGGAAGATTGGCTACCTACTCTGACCCTGCGTACCAGGACCTGAAGAGGCTCGACAAAGAACTTAAGAGGGCATGGGCCATAGAGGAGAATGAGAGGAGCAAGGGTAGATTCCAGACTTGGTTACAGGAGACTTTAGGGGATCGACTTGATAAATGGAAAGAGAGTCGACAGGCGAAGGCGAATCTGGGAGGCGACCCCAAGACGTTCTTCGACCTGATTCCAGCAGAGCGTGAGGGACAGGCTCCAGTGCTGGTCGCGCCTGAGTGGTTCTTCGGGGCTGTCACGGGAATTGAAGATCCCTCCTATGTAGGGGGGCTCAACATCCACATGAAAGATGTCCCACAGGCATATGGAGACCTGAGGTTGTCACTTGGAAACACTCCTGAGTTCCTTCAGGCTCGATACGCCTTTGACACTCTGGTAGACGCATCCAGGGAGCAGGGGTTGACTACAGTCTCACTGGTCAGTGGGGGTGAAATAGCCAGAGGCCGGGGCTATCACATCAGCCATGAGACTTTCCACTCCGGACAGGCAGCCATAGGAGAGTGGTTGAGGCAGCGTGATCCTGAGAGCAGAACTCTTCCATTCGGCGGAAAGTTGATTCATGATAGTGAGTGGGCGAAGACTCATCCAGCCATCAGATTTTTGATTGACCATAATCCGAGTCTGGTGAATGAGATGAGGCTGGATGGAGTCAAAATTTCGGACGAGGATCTTCTGGCAACTGAACTCCCCGCCTATGTCAACAGCGGTCAGTGGTATCAGTACTTTGGCGATAGGCAGAGCGCAGACGATTTTCTGGCCGACTATCTAAGTCACCTCAGGGGGCTCTATGGAGATGAGCCACTTGAAATTCTGAGAGTCACCTCCAGGATGGAACAGGAGGTCGACGATCTCGTACAGAGGGTGCTAAATGAACCTTACGCAGGAACAAGTTCAACTTCACGAAGCGATTATCAAGTCAATGCTCCGGGCTTGGCTCCAGTTGGAGCGACAGGGCCTGTCAGAGGAAGAGATCAGGTTCAGGATGAAGGACGTTATGAAGGCCCTTCGGCAGCGCTATCCAGACCTCCAGGATATTCCGATAGACAAGAGAATCTTAGAAGGTTCCTTACAGGGAGCGAAACAGACAAGCCCTGGTTCCACGCCACCACAACCGACTTCGACATCTTCCAACGAAGTCGAGATCTCGGGTTCCACTTCGGAACTCCCAGAGCTGCCAATGAGCGAATAGAGAAGTATGGGCAAGCTGAAGAGACGAAGTACTATGAGCCCGAGTATGACAAGCCTGGATCGAATGTAGGGGCATATTGGCTTAATACAGGCAAGGCCGCTGATGTACCAGACGTGTTTGTGAACAAGCAGCCTGTCACCACGGTCGAGAACTTCTTGAGGAGACACATCCTCAACACGAATCCCGAAATCAACAATCTTCTTAAACAAGCCTATAGCATCTATGACAGATTCAAGGGGATGGGGTTTGATCGGATAGACGTGGCCGAGATGGAAGATGGAGGTCGGGGGATTGTATCAGACATCCTTCTTAGAGAGCTTAGAGAGGTAGAAGAGAAGCTCCAGGATGCAGCTATCAGACAATTCGAGGCTCAGGGGTATAACAGTCTCAGATATGAGAACGAGGCTGAGGATGAGGGTTCGATCAGCTATGCTATTCTCAGGTCGAATCAGGCTAAGAGTGTTACTGGAAATATTGGGACTTACGATCCGACGGAGAAGTCTACGTTACTTTCTGTTACTGGCAAACCCTGGTATTACTTCAACTTCGCCAAAGCTCTCGATGATCCAAGGTTACCCCCGAAGATGACTGTCGAGCAGGCGGAAGCTATGTTCAAACCGGGGGGAAGGTATTCTGTTAAGAAGGATGAGTGGGAGTGGGCCATCAAACCATTCATCGAGGCGAAGCGTGAGGATGGGGAGAAGATCACTAGGGATGAGCTGCGCCAACTCGCCGAGGATAGTCTGCCGAGGGTTGAGGAGGTTATTAAGGAGCCAAGGAGACTTCCAGGTAAAAATGCAGAGCAGATATTTGAAGAAGAGTTAGATCTCCTTGAGAGAAATCTCAATGCCGCGGTTAATACTAGAAATGATATTGCTAGTAGCATAGCAGCCCTCGAAGATGAACGAAGACAGCAGGAGGCTGCCATTACTGAAGGTAGGGAGGTTCTTGAGTACTCCCAACTAACCCTCATAAGACAACTGCAAGAAAGACGAGAAGCTCTATCACGATCTGAAAATTACGTAAAACAGATTGAGAGCGAACTTGAAAACTGGGAAAAGAATGGTAGAAGGATAGCCGAAACCCAAGCCTACGAGGATAAACCAGGAGATGATGATACTGTCCCCTGGTCTACCATCCGAGCAGTTCCAGGAGGTATTCCAGGTACATATCGAGTAGCTCTTATTACTCTGCCTAACGTTCCTGGTAGGTATATATCTCATGCCTTCGATGAACCCAATATAGCCGTCTGGGTGAGATTCAATGAGCATCAGGACAGGGACGGGAATCGTGTGCTTACGATCCAGGAGATTCAGAGTGATTGGCACCAGCAGGGGAGGGAGAGGGGATATGGAGTAGCTCCAGTAGAACGCAATCTTGGAGAGCACTCCGACTCAAGACCCTGGAAGGTATATAACCAGACCCTGGGTAGGTATATATTCTTCGCTACTGAGGCGAACGCCAAAAAATACGCTGACTCTATATCGGCTGGCATCCCCGATGCCCCCTTCAAAGACACCTGGCACGAACTCGCCTTCAAGCGGATGGTCAGGTGGGCGGCGGAGAATGGGATTAACAGGGTTGCGTGGTCGACTGGAGTGCAGCAGATCAGGGCGAATACGAACACTCTGAGACAGCAGGTTGATAGTATGGAGTTAAAGAAATATAAAAAGCAAAATGTTGAAAAAGCCACTGAACTACTTAATGAACTTAATAAGGTACAAGTAAAGTACATAAATACTCAGAACGAAGCTAGGGCTCACAACGATCTCCAGTTAGAGGAGGAGACTGCCGTTCTTAGAGGGAGAAGAGATTATTTGCTCGATCTGTACTCGGATAGGTTTGGTGACCCAATATTTCAAGGAGGATTCACCCGCCCTTATGTGGTTAATGTGAATGCTCCAATAGGATTGTTCATTGCCTACAAGAATGGTCAGCAAAGAATTGCACAGAATGTAAACCAAGAATGGCTCGACAAGTATCTCACCAAAGACATCGCTCAAACCCTATTGAATGAAGGCGTTGCTGAGGGGGAGGATCTTACGGTCGGAGGTAAGTTCCACAGGCAGCTTTACGACACAAAGCTTACCTGGGTGGCTAAGGAGATCGGGAAGAAGACTGGGGGGAGGGTTGAGGATGTTCAGGTCCGTACAGGATCAGAAGAGTGGATGCCTAGCCAAAACCAGGATGGGACCTGGAGTCTCATCAGCCCTGTTACTGGCTTTAGTTTTGCTGGTCCATTACCTCCAGACTTTGACGCATGGTTTGAAAGTGATGCCCAGGATGAGGGCATGAAGTTTGGGAGCTCAGAAGAGGCTGAGAAATATCGCGATGAAAATATAGCTGTAGAGACAGTCCACTCCCTCACCCTCACCCCCCAACTCTCAGAGAAGGCTCAGAGGGAAGGGTTTGCTTTGTCAACTGTACCTGAACCCCTCGTGGTTGGTGACAAGGTCAGGATGAGAGTCCTCTCGGGCGTAAGCAAGGAAGTCGGCACGATACTCAAGATCGACCGGGATGAGGATGGGGAGTATGCGATCGTCCAGTTCAAGGGAGCTCAGGAGGAGATCTACCTGGATCGGTTAGTGAAGGATACTCCAAAGGTGACGGCTGGGCTTACAGAGGGGCTCACTGGAGCAGGTAAAGCTATAAGTGAGAACTTCCGTAAGGCTCTGACGGAAAGTGTCGAAAAAACTGGTCAACTATCCTCAGCAGAGAAGGATTCTGCTCTATGGAAGGAGTATGAGTCTATGGTGTTGGGTGGTGCGCCAAGAGATGCAACGACACTCAATGCTGCTCTTCTGAAAGTGGAGTCGACTGCCCTTCCTACCACAGTCGCCGTGATAGGCGATAAGGTCAGGGTGAAAGGCATCACTGACCCGGTTGAGGTTAAGTACCGAGCCACAGACGGAATCATCATCCAACTCCCTGATGGCACTCGTAAGACCTTCAACTTCAATGAGATAGAGGAAGTGGTGGAGAAGGCTCCCACTCGCCCACCTTCGACCCAACCAAGGAAGACGGTTAGACAACAAGTCATTGCTGATAATCCCATCATCTCAGAGGCAAATCCAGACCAACCCTCTCTACCTGGGATTGAAGCCCCGAAGAGGTTGGTCGCCACGCCTGAGCTCCCGACTTCAGCCCAATCTCAACTCCCTGGGATGGAAGAGCAACCCATCCTCTTTGAGGAGCACATCACGGGGGACGTGAGAAGAGCCATCATGGATGGGTTCAAGGCGCTCCTCGAAACGGGCGGGGTCAGAAGAGATCCGACTCAGAGGATTTTCCTCCAGGTCCATGATGCTGTGTTGACTGGGAAGATCAATCCGAGGAAGTTCGCCAATCTGCTTGACGAGAATGGACTCACTATTGAGAATTTCGTGACTGAGCTGGAGAGCACTGCTTCTGAGGCGGGTCGTATCCTGGGCGAGTACTCCAGACTCTCCAGGTACAGTGTAAAGTTCATGAAGGAGAACCCTACGCTGGCGAAGAAAGTTATTCCAAGGAAGATCATGCTGGACGCCATCCTGAGGGAGATCGAAACGAGCGTACTGGGGAGAAATGTGTTGGATAGGCTGGGGGGTTTGGGCGTCGGATTGATCCTCTCCGACCAATTCATCGCCATCCGCAATGCTGTTACTACCATCAAGCGCATCCCGATCCTGGGTGGAACTCACGCGATAGGGGCCTGGGTCAAGTATGTTAATGAGGGGTCGCCGAAGGGAATGAGCTACCCTGACACTATAGCTGAGGCTAACCATCAAGCCCTCATGGCATTCGAGCCTATGGCGGAAGTACTAGCCCACATGACCCCACCTCAGTTGAGAAGGTTCCTTAACTTTCAGGGGATGGGCGAGTCTGCCAAATATGAGGAGGCGATCACTCTTCTCGCTAAGCACTTCCCTCACTTTGAGAAGGAGCTGGCCGTACCTGGGTTCGCGCCCGAGCAGAAAGGCAAGGGATCGCTCCAGGAGATGGAGAAGGACGTCGAGATTGCCAGAGAGATCCTAGAAGAGATGAGGATCGACGTTAAGGGAAGAGATAAGCTGGAGACGAGGTTCAAAGTAGCTGAGAAGAGGTTACAGAGTAACATAGAGGGGATGGGTAAGGTACTCAGAGTAGCAGAGTGGCCCCTTCAGTGGATGATGAAACCTGCAAACCTCGCAGAGAAGTTCTTCCGCCATCCCACCTTCTATGGCCACCTGGCTATGACGATGAAGCAGAAGGGGTGGGATCTGGCGGATGCTATCAGGTTCGAGAAGATTCCGGACAGTGACATAACGCCCGAGCAGAAGGCTCTGAGATTCAGAAACATCCCAGAAGAGGATCTTAAATCCTCGATAGACGAGGCTCTCTACTTCACCCACGCGTATATGCCGAGGGCTGAGAACGGTCCACTCGAAGCTGCTGGAAGGAAGATTATCCAGACACTCAATCTTCTCAGGCCAGCGACAGGTCCGGCTCTAAATCTGTGGTTCGCCAAGGCCATGTACAATGGATTCAAGTTTACCTGGGAGTACGTGCCCCTGATTCCGCTGCTGGGTGGAGTCCCATTTAGTCTCCTCGCGTTCCCTCTTGGGATGGTGGGACCTGCCTCAAGGATCGTGTTCCCGAAAACGTTCCAGCCCATAAAGGGTGAGCGCGTTACGGAGAATCCCATCAGGCCCAATGACTATAAAAGGTTCGCTGCTGGCATAGTCGGCACTATCATGTACACGTTGGCCAATTCCCTTATCGAGTCTGGTGGCGGTGGTGACGAATGGTGGCAGGTGGATACCGGCACCACTGGGAAGAATGGTGAGCCTCTGTTCATAGACATTAGATCTGACACTCCGCTCGCCAACTGGATGAGAGTGGCTGATCTTTCTCGAAGGGTGAATGAGGGCAGACTCAACGACATCAGGTTCAGCAAGGAGATGGTCGAACTTTATACAGGGATGCAGCGGGGTACGCCTGAGATGGCCGAAGCCCTGGATGCCATGGTGGAGATGTGGTCGGATGGGGATGAACCTAAGGATAATGTGTCGACCAACTTCGGACGGAGACTCTCCCTCCTTACTAAACCCTTTGTAAACATAAGGAATCTCTGGGCCGTATTCAGCGAGGAGGAGAACAAAAGAAAAGATCTCAAAGGTACTGGATTTTTGGGTCCACTTATTGATAACCTTCCCTACTTCAGGCGAAGTCTGCCAGATCTCAATCCTCCTACCCAGAAACCTCCAGTGTTGGCGAGTGAGTACCCGGCGACACAGTGGTTCCCTGGTGTCAAGTTAGTTGAGGGTGAGAATTTCGCTGGTAGGGAGTGGAAGAGATTGGGCTTCTTCAATCGGAGATTCTTGCAGCCTGACCCTAACCCTGTAGTCAACAGGGCTCAGAATGAATATTTCAGAAGGGCCGTGGCTGTTCTGGGCAGGAATCTGGAGAAGAACGCTCATTATAATTCCCGTGATGACACTGGTAAGGCCGCCATATGGGAATACTATATAAGCGGAGATGATGGGATAGCCGCAGAGGCCAGGGAGTATGGGTTGGAAGCTGACCCGATCTATCAGCTCCAGGAGGAGATGAGGAGGGATTCCGAACAGGGTCCTCTCCAGAGGAAGGCTTCGGGGTTAGAAGAGAAGATTAAGAACATAAAAGCTCCGCCTTCGAGATGATTTATGTTACTAAAAATGCTTTTGGGTGTGTTTGTTGTGTTACCCATTAGTAACACAATAGTAGCTAATGAGGTAATTAGGAGTAACACAGTGAAGATAAGTGAGGAAGGGAAGAAGTTTATTGAGAAGTTCGAGAGTAGGAGAGACAGGGTCTATATCTGCCCAGGTGGGAAGATTACAGGTGGAATAGGCCATGCTCTTTCAGCCGCTGAGAGGGCGAAGTATAAACTCAGTGCTGACATCAGTAGACTCGTAGAGCAGTGGTTTGCTGCCGACGTGGCCAAGGCTGAGAAGGTGGTGAACAACTGGGTTGCGGTCCCGCTGACTCAAGGACAGTTCGATGCGCTCGTGTCGTTTGTGTTTAATCTCGGACAAGATAACTTCAAGCGGAGTACTCTGCTGAAGGTACTCAACAAGGGTAAATACCTGGAAGCGGCTGAGGAACTTCTCCGCTGGAATAAAACACGGTCTAAAGGTCGAATGCGGATACTTCCGGGATTGGTCGCTAGGCGACAGGCTGAGCGGGCTCTGTTCCTTGATGGAATAGTTCCATTTGTTGAGAGTCTTCCTCTATGAAGGCCTTTCGGGATTGGAGGACGTTGAGGTTTTCGTGAAAACAACACCGTTTCAATACCCGTCTTGGGGGTATATAGTTATGATCCAGTCTATGACTACATCTGTCACAGGCTAGATCCAGAATCCTCAACTGGATGGCTTGACCTGGGAGAGGATCAGCCGGGAATGGTAGCTCGATTATCGTCATTATTACGTATTCTTTGGGCATACCTCCTCCTTCATTCGCGTGTTTTAGTAACGGATGCGCGGCCCCCGTTGCCACACTAGAGGTCCTCCGCAGTTATGACTACCCTGATATTTAAGTCCACATGAACCACAGGTCACTTAGCATCACCCCCCTCCTCATCTGGCATATCTACAGTCCTCCCCCATAGGATTCGTTCGTGGGTGTGAAGCCAGCAGGCTTTGAGCTTTCCTGCATGATCCATCACACACTTCGTACACCCGGCCTCGACCACTGGAATGGCCAATACCTCACCCGGTTTAGGATTCGTTTCTGGAGGTGGCACATAGGTTATTACACAATACCTCATTTTCTTATACCCCTTGTTAATGCTTCCTCAACAGAATAGCCATGACGGTCTATTCTTGAACTTATAGTCCCAGCATTGATTCCTACCCTCTCCGACCATTCCAGTAAGGATGCTGTTTCGCCATTGTAAGTCAACAATCGTCTTCTCCTAGGAATTCTGGCCTTCCTTCTATTATAAGCCTGCTCACTTCGTGAGGCCCATCTTACATTGCCCGGTTCGTAGTGACCGTCATTGTTGATTCTATCAATAGAATAATTAGGAGAAGGTCTACGCCCTACCTCAGCTAGAAACTGTTCAAAAGATTCAAATCGAAACTCTATGCCCCGGCCACCATAATATTCATATTGTGGATTTTTGGGGTTATTACACCTGTTCCTGGCTGCGGTGTACCTACTATATTCTGCACTTACATTCCCCCTGCGGGCATCTCCATGCCGAAGTCTAACTTTCATTATTCCTCTCTCCTTATATGTTCTATGGGGTTATTCTCTCCAACCTCTCTCCAATCTGGCCATTCCCTATTCTCATTCTCAACTCTTTTTGATAGGAGTTGGGCCGCGATCTCTTCAGGTTCATAACCCGCTCTCCAGGCCCCATCGAATGCGAGTATGGCTACATCGACCCATTCTTCCAGGGACAAAGGCTCTTCCTCTATTTCAATGAGCTCTTTCTTGATGTGCTTTATAATCCCCTTTGTTCTCACTCCAGGCCCGAATGTCTTGCTGGAGAAATCTCTTGCTTCGTGCAGCCACTGGACTAGATCGAGCATGTATAGTTTCATTTTCCAAACTCCTTGTTGAACTCCTTATCAAACTCCTTCTTTAACTCCTCATACATAGCCCTCCTGGATGGATATGACCTCTCCTCATCCCTCTTTTTATTCTCTTCCTCTCTCACCCTCTTCTCTTCTTCTCACTTTCCATAAGTATTCTTCTGATCGCGTCCTGGATGTCCTTATCTTTATAAAGCTTGGAGTCACCCCAGTCATCGGCATACTTAATGCCATGCTCCAGGATAGCTTCATCCATCAATCGCTTGACGATCCACCACGCGAAGTCTTCGCTGAATTGCGGTATCACTACTCCCCCTCTCTTCACACCTGGAACATACCAGGGCCTCATCGGGCGGCTCTGATACAATCTCCAGTTCTTCATCTGCTGGCCACTTCCAAAAACTGCACACCGTCCTATTTCCGTCTGCCCGTAATAGGTGCCAGATGGCTCGTCTTTGGTCTACTAAAATCCACCCTTTAGCTTGTATCAAGTATCACCCCCATTATTAGTAAACAAATCAACAGTCCAAAAAATAACACTACTATCAGTCTGCGCCTGAAAGGTACTCTCACTTTCGATAGCCTTCTCTCTTCCATCTCAGCGTGAAAGGCATCGAACCCGTCTTCTCTAAGAAGGACCGTCTGGTATCCATCGTAAGGGGGATCTTGCTGGAAGGCTCGACTGTCAGCATAAAGTTGCTGATAATATCTGGCGTTGGCTTGAGCGGCCCTTTGTTGGGCTAGCTGCTGACCAGTCGAGATCTTTTCCAACTGTTGTTGAGCGAGTCTTTGATTTTCCTGGTCTCGTACTTCTGACAGACGCTTTAGGTACTCCTTCTGGGTTATCGGAAGATCTCGACCCTCAATCGTAATCGGCCCCCAAGGGTATGATGCCATCACTCACCCCCATCCTTCTACTTTATCTTTATATTCTTCTCTGCCTACGAACTCGACTTCATAGTACTTTTGGTGATGCAACCTCAGAAATCCATCTATCCAATCGCTCAACTTCTTTCTGGTAACTTTTTCTTCAAAAGTTATATATCCATCATGTATGGCGTGCTGTAGAAATTTGTAAATAAACTCTTTCTCGCTCATTTAACCTCCTTCATGTCCTTCATGTCAGGCCCCATCTTCACGTCGACTGCACAACTTAATCCTTCAGGGCATAGCACAGGATTGGCCAATTCGATTACGGGAGCCTCCATCAGAGTTACAATATTCTCTATACACTCCTCCGCCAGTTCTATAGGTGGATGGAAGACCCAGGCATCATGGGGGAATAGTATTAGTTCGTAACGGTTCAGGTATCCCATCTCCGCTGCCTCACCGAGTTTCTTTCTGAACATTCCATGGGCGTTATTCGAGGGCAGGAACGCGAGAGCTTTCTCCGCGTCTTGCCCTTTGGTCTTATACCAGCGTCCGTCCTGAGCTCGCCTCCAGGTCCACACATCCCAGAACCACCTTCTCGCGCCCCACACGCTCTGCAAGTAGGGAACCCGCCCACCCCCCAGGTCGAGAGTCTTCAGCAATTCCTCTTGCCACTTCACGGTCTTCGGGTAGATCCGACCTAACATCTTATGCATCTGCTTGGCCTGTTCCAACGAGTCGAAGAACTCTTCATTCTCGTAGTACAGTCGGCCAGGACCCTCCCCAAAATTGAAGCCGTGATTTAATGGCTTCGCTTGTTCGTTTCGTACCTTGGGGAACCTTTCTCCTATCTCCCTCAGATAGACTTTGAGGTCAGCGTCACTCAGCTTTATGGCAGTTGGAGCCTGTTTGTCATTCACCAACCACGCAGCCACATATGAATGGGAGTCGATCTTTGCCATTCTCCACTTGACTTCGTCCGTGGCGAGGGCTGCGGTCGTTAAATCGTGGAAGGCTTTAAAGTCCATCTCCACGATGACGTGTCCTGGCTCGGCGGCTACACACCTTCTGAACCTGTCCGCCAACTCCTTGCGACGTTTGGGGAGGGTGAATACGTTAGGCGCTTTCGAGGAATACTGCCATGTGGAATTAGTCATGGCTCTCGTCCTCAGACGCCCGTCAGCATCCGGTATCCACCCTCCCTTCACTACACCGTCTTCCCCCATTTTCCCGGTGTAGCTATCCCTCATCTTTTCCAATGCGCGAATGGCCCTTGATAGCTTGATGACTGGATCTTTGGTCTTCTCTTCCAACCTCCTCATCACCTTGTCGGCTGTCGTATCCTTCCCTTCTCTAAATGTCTTCGGGACGGCATATCCGGCTTTCGGACTCTTCTCCATTTGATACTTGATGTAGTCGATCATCTGCTTGGGGCTGCGGGGGTTGAATGGAACGAATCTGAATAACCTTTTCCCATCTTTGGTTAGTCTCAGGTCTGGGAAGTTACTCAGTACCTCATCAAGAGTACCATCCAGTTCCTTATTGAGTAACTTATTGTACACTTCTGTTACTGTGAATGGGGGCTTCGCGTAGTAGACTTGGTTTCCTTCTTTGTCGAGGTAGGGGGTTCCGTTCTTCTTAAAACGTGGCAGTGGAGTAATAACTTCAGGATGTCTTTGATAAACGAATGGTTTAATTTCGTCAGGCAAGTTGGTGAATCCTTCATCTGAAGGCTCCATTTTATGTAACTCTTCTGGAATGAGCTTAAGTATATCATTAACTTTCTGATTGACCTCCTCTTCGATCCAGTCTCGTAACTCGTCGATCCTCCCCCTGTTCAGGGGGATTCCTCTTCTCTCCCAGGGAATCTCCACGAGTCGGCGTTGCTCCCTTATGTACTTCTGATACCCCTCCCACATCCCGAGCTTTTCCATTTCAAGGGCGAGCTTCGACATTATCAGCACGACCGAGCAGACATCACCAATCCCATAGAATATATCGTCAACTCCAGACTCATGCTTCCAGGGAAATTTCCACCCATAATTGACGGCGACCTGTGGGAGCTTGGCTGGGAGGTCGGGCTGGAGGGCTCTGATCATCGAGAGCGTGTCGTATACTTCCCCGTTGACGTAGACTCCATTTCTCTCAAGGATTGGGATGTCAAAATGATAGACATTGTGGCCTACCTTTGGGTTCTTCGTAGCCAATATTCTCTGAGCCAGCTCCCTAATTTTCGGATCGCTGTAATCCCCATAGACTCCCCACCTGTCGCTGATTGCGAATTGGATCGACAGGATTGCAGCCACCCCATCAAGATTATCATCTCTCTTCTCGTAGTCGGCGTCTCCAGCAGATTCTGATTCCTCTCCCACTCCATCAGAATCATCATCGCCTCCTTCTTCAATATCTCTATCTGTTCCTCCTTCAACGAGCTCATCTTCATTTCCTTTCTGTGAACGTGGCGTCTCTATGTCGAATGATATACATACCTCTTCATCCTCCAGTACTTCTTTCAGGAAGTCCTCGAATGCCTTGACCCCCTCCCTGAGCTCGATCTCCTCCTTCGGATTAACGGTGTAGGTAATCCTTCCAGCGGCAGCGGCTCTTGCGACGTTGATGTCTTTAATGAGGACTCCGATGAGGGCGGTGTGCTTTCTGGTAATGTATGAAGGGTGGAAAGTCGGAATGAGTGGAATACCATCTGGTCCCTGGAGCACGTACCCTCGAAGGTAACTGATAGTCTCTCTTTCTCCAGATCGTCCAGAAAGCTCTCGAAGAGGGATCTGACCCAAGGCAAGAATTGCTCTGGGCTTAAGCTCGGAGATAACTCTCCACAGATATTCACGTTCACAATGGTCGATTGCTTCTCGTTCATAGGGCGCTCCTGCTAAATAGTTGTTAGGTGGGCGACAGCGAATCACGTTCGTGATCCAGAAGTCGTCCCGGTTGTGGCCCGCTGTTCGGATCGCCTTCTCAAGGATCGACCCGGCTGGGGCGTGTTCAATAAATGGCCTCCCCTCTTTCCCTTCATGTTCGCCTGAAGCTTCACCCACGATCAGCACTCCTGATCGACCAGCGCCGGTGATCTTGGTGAAGTATCCTGGATTGGGGTTAGTAGAGAGGGGACATCCAGTACAGGCAGTAGGTAGTCCGTTTGGTAACAGGATTGGGGCCATGTGTTCTCCTTATTTCCCGAAGAGTGATCTAATCACGCTTACTGCGGCCCATGCCAGCACTATGCACATAACTATGTCCTTGGCGGCTTCACAGATTACCTTAACTTCTTCAACCATTATCTCCTCCTCCCGAATACGTAACATACCAGTACCAGGATTAATACCAGTACTATCATTGCTGCTACTATATCAGTAACGTATTCTATGTTTGGGTCAACCATGTTACTCCTATTATAAATAGGTTACCCCTGGATGCTACTCCAGGGGTAACATAAAGTACCTATCTTCTGAGCGGGAGTTTCTCTGGGTCAAGTAGTTCAGCTATCTCCGCGTTCACTCTCAACTCTTTTTCGGCGACCGGGTCCCAGAAGAGGTGGGCTCTGGATGGGGCAGTATCAACCCAGTTCCTCTTTCTCTCCTCGAAATCCTCCACACTCTCATCGTCATATTCGAACCAGACTAGGACCTCCCGCTTGGCCTCTTCGACCGCGAGAGCTTTGATCTTCGCCTCCCCCTTCACCTCGTTATAGATCTTATTCCCCCTCTCATCGAACTCATAGGTGTAGACGCCCTCCGCGATTTCAACGACTCTCGGGGCTGACTTAATCCATCTGAGTCTCGCCCACAGCGCAACTCCATCCTCTTCGTTCAGGGCAAGGACCTCCTCTATCGTGTCCTTGATCTTAGCTATGGGAGCCCTGTCGTCGATCTTCGAGCCCGCCTGCTTACAGATGAACGTGATGGACGAGCCTCTGTCTGGACCGAACGCAACCGAGCTGGCATAGTAGTCCTTCAAAAAGACCCCCTCCTTATTCGCGTTTGGGTCGAAGGTCCTGGCGACTAGCGCTGCGATCACCTTCCCATCGACGATCTTCCCAGACCTCGGATCTTTCTTGAGGTCTTTGTAGTAGACGGGGCCGTCCGGCCTTTTGCGGTTGGGCCTCACCTTAATTTGGTAGACTCCGTCGGGCGGTGGAGCGGGAGCTTGTGGAGCCTCGGGGGCGGCATCCATGTTGATGTCCGGGACATACTCTTCGAGGGCTGCGAGTGTGGCCTCGTCTGTGAGGTCAAAATTGCTTACATCAATATATTCTTCCATTATCTAACCTCCTTGGTTTTATCTCTCTGTTTGAATGCCCTGAGCAGATCATTGCCCAGGTCCGTGCGTTTATAACTGAGGCCGTTGTAATAGAACAAACCTTTGCTGACCAGACCTTTCATTCTGGCTCGATCGAAACGATGCAGGACGGCCTTAGCTGCTACTGTCGACTTCGTAAGCATGAAGTACTGCTCACGTGAGAGGACGTACTTCACTTTGTTAAAATTGATGGTATGTTTCATTTCTTGTCTTTCTCCTTGTTACTGACTGTTACTAACGCCCGACAGCTAGTACATCTGACTTTGGTCGGGTCTTTGGTATTATTCATCACTCTGTTCCCCAGCCCGTGTATACGATCTTGATCTTTGTGTGTACAGATACACTTTATGATCACTTTATTGTCCCCCCTTCTACTCTATTTAGTTTTGCGAATTGACCAAAGTGAATTCTTGCAGCCTCATCATAGGCATCAGCAGCTTCTCTCGATGACTTAAAGAACCCTAAGTGTATTTGTTTTCCACTTGAGTATATAATGGCTCTCCATTTCCTACTTTTTCTGTGCCATGAGACACCTTTGAATCCACTTTTGTTGTTACTACTAACTCTTCTATTAGCTGAATTCTGGGCTTGATTAGCTGGCCTAAGGTTTGATCTTCTATTGTTCAGCCCATCGCCATCTTTGTGATCTACACCACATATTCCAAGGATAAGATTATGCATTCGGATCTTTGTTTGCTTACCTTCCTTGTATATATTGGTTACTGCGTATAAATGTCCACTTGAGCATTTCATGCAATGCCATTTATGTTTGGAAATCAAACCATAGTCTCCATCATCTATAATGGCATGTTTATTCTGAGTTAGTGGTACTATCATTATTAACCTCCTTCCTTGATGCTTCGTAGTAGTTCTCCCACTCCTGGTTGAGACATTTGATTGAGCAATAGGGAGTCTGGAAGCTGATCGAATGGAATCTGGTCATGTTGTCACAGAGACTGCACTTGGTGGGAGTAGAATGCATTCTTACCTCATCCCCATCCACCCATATGAGGTAGAGCATGTGAGGAGTTAAGCACGGGAATATCTGGTCAAATGTCTTCACTCGCCTTCCCCCTCTCCTGCCATACCTAAAGATTTCTGCGCCCTTGCCATCCTCTCTAGCAGGAAGAGTTGCTCATTGCTGAAAGTGGGCGTGAATGGGGAGATCTCCAGGGCCGTTACCATCTCTCCCGGTTTGGGATTCCTCGGGTCCCATCCCTTATCGAGATAAGAGTAGATGTCTTGTGGAGTGGCACAGGGAATGGCGGGCGGGATGCGTCTAATCTGGTCTACCATCTTCCGTTCCGGGTTCCATTTTTTGAGGGAATAGGCTTCCTTCATCACGTAGGCTCTGGGGATGGGGAAGTGTTCTGGAATGGGATCGGTCATCACTAGAGTGAGTTTCGAGAGCTCATGCCAGATAGTCACTTCCGTTGTTCGGAATTTGTTAAAGGCCGGTTTGTTGTCCTGCCAGGCCGCCCTTAACTGGAATGTCACGATGAAGCATTTCACCTTCGCCATCACTGTGTGGTAGATGTTGTTTATCAGATGCTTTGCCCCACTCTGGGCGGCTCCATACTTATTCCCGGGTAGGTTCTCTGGAAGTATCCCATACTTCCTAGCCAGATCAGGGTTATTGCGGATGTACTGCTTTGCTCCCTCTCCGAATTCCTGGGCGTTATCTATTGCGAAGACAGTGAAGCGGTCCTTTGGCATAGCCTCTACTATCTGGAGTACTCGCCTGTATACATCCCCGATGTCATAGTCGGCCCCATAAAGTTGAGCTAACTCCTTCATCACTGGAAAATACCCTCCCACTTCGAGCTGCTTCGTCGCATCCTCTTCCTCTTTACTCTCAAGGTCTACTATTACCAGATTCGATGGGTGGTCGAATTTCTCAAGGAGAGAACTCTTTCCCTTCCCCCTGAATCCAGTTATGAACGTTAGACCTGAGAATTCTGGATGAATAATGGACTCCTGCTTCTCTCCCACCCACACCGGGTCAGGGAACTTTTGGATAATAGCAGGTGCCCTTGGAGTAGGTATAGGTCTAGATGTTGGTTTATTCACGATTTACATAACCTCCTCTTCTTGTCTACTTGTTACTTTATAGAGTTCTATCTGGTGGTTAGGCTCCCTCGCCTTAAGTTTACCCCTCTCCACTAGTGACTCGATGGTATCATTCCCCCAGCAAATGGTGTAGTAGGGGCAGATATTGTTGTAGCGGTCGACACATTGGGAGGGTTCCAGGTAGATGCGGGCGTCGAATACGTCGTCCGTCCCCTCACACTCCAGCGCCCAGAGCGCATTGGCCCATAGACGTTCCCTTCTTATGAATCCTGTCTTCCATTTGTTGGCGTCATCTATGATGAATGGTTCATCTCGGAGGGGAATGATTGTGTCACTGAGGAATCCTTCTGAGTTCTTAGCGACCCCATCCCTCAGCCAGTCGAGCCACTCCATAAAGTTCATCTCGTCCCAGACGCTGCAACGCACCCACGTCGATCCTAGTTGGCGCTTCTTAAGCTCATAGCCAACTAGCTCCTGCCAGCTATACCTGGGAGAAAAGTCCTCGGGGTTGATGTCGCCGCCGATGGTCCTTGACTGCCTCCAGGGGTGGATGAGACCCGATCCGAATCGGTTGATCTTTAAGTCCTTATCCCAGTACTTATCTCCCTTAATAAAGTACGTATATAATGTACCCTTAGGAGGTTCGCCGTACTTGGCCCAGATCGCGTATGACTCCAGCCACCTCTGGATGTCAGTCTTGAGTTCCACATTTTTGATCTCTGGAAAGATAGAGGCTGTCTTGTATGAGCCATGCCAGATGGCTCCAGTCGAACGATGGCGGAGGCTGACATCAGGTCTACTCATCACGACCAGGTAGCGCCCCCCTCTCTCATCCAGGACCCAATTGATTTCTTCCTCCACGTTCACCAGATCAAACTCGTTCATCATTCTCTCCAGGACGAGATGCTCGAAGACATAGGCGAAGGCGGTGACCATGTGGGTCGCGTCATTTGTTAGAGCAGCTGTTTGTTCTTCGAGGTAGAACTCGGGGAAGGAGAGGTTGTCGTCCAGGTAGTCGCCCGCGATCAGCAGGGACGCCTCGTAAGGTACGCCCTGGACTCTCGCGTCGAGGAACTCATGTATGCCCCCGCCGACTGTGAGGTGGATGCTCGACCCTGACGATACGTAGCCGAACCCCCCGTACTCGGTGGAGTAGTAGCGGTCCCGTAGACACAGTTTCTCGGCGTTCGATCTATCAAGAAACACACACTGTTCGGGATCAACCTCAATTGGGTCAGCCCCGATTCTGTATAGAAGGATCTTTTCATTGTCCATAGATATACCCCCCAGTGAATAGGAATGTGAGTACTGAGAGGATAATA